TCGATTGATTCCATATGATTTTAGAAACGCGAATCATGTATTAAAATTATCAATCGACGGTGCAGTTGATAAATTATCGAGAGTTCCTATGGTAAAGAAGGGTACAGAATTACAAAATGAAGAACGTACTGAAGGATACCGTCTTCCGCCAAATATTCAAGACAGGGTTGATGACCTGAATAAATGGAATGGGTTTGTTTATATATTTTTAATCATACTTACCGGCTGTTTCTTCATGGTATTCACTAAGCCCCGAAAGTTTAGCGAGTAACCGCGTAGACGGGAGCAACGGGCTTCCTGACGCGAGTAGACACGCGAGAGATGATCATGTAGACGATCACGGAAAGAAGAGTGGTGAAGAGAGCGGTGAGCGCATAGTTCATGCCGCCGTTCTTCTGAACCTTGACGACCTGGTGAATGGACCAACGAACGACGTCCATCCAAGAAAGAGCCGCGGCGAAGGAGAAGCCAGCGACGACGGAGTTGAGGGACTGAGCCTCAAGCTCGCGGGAGATCGCGAGGACGGTATCGACAGCGATATCGGAAGACATTTATTGTATGCATAGATTTTATTCTGGTAGCAAATCTTCGACGATCAATAATTTTTTGTATGTATTCTTATTATATCCCTTGACGTCACCCTTCCTGGGTGTATCAGATTCCGAATCGGAATCCGAATCTGACCCAGATTCCGAAGACTCGTCGACCGCCTTAAAACTTTTGTAATTAGAAGTCGTCCATCCCTGAAGAGGTGATGTGTCCATTACTATCAATCGCATTTTTTATCATTTCTTCTGACGGATTGGTCGGATTCCAGCCCTCCCATGCGTCATACGCCTCATTGATTTTCATATAAAGTTCCTCTGTTCCTGAATACGGGGCGAATGGAGGTTCTTCCTCCTCATCAACTGTCTCTATTTCCTCTTCATCCTCAGATTCCTCCTCTTCGTAAATCTCGGGGAAATACGATCCAATCTGCTGACCCACTGTATTCATCGCGCAGTATTTTAAACAGTATTCCATATCCTTCGCTAAAATTATATCTCGACCACACGCTTTAGCGTACTGTCCTGATAAAACGACGGCGTGTTCCATGACCGGTTGCATTATGTTAATTGCTGATTCCACCATTTGGGAAGATAACTTTTCCGCTGCCTCCATTGATTCGGAGTATATTATTAGCGAGCGCGTAAACTCTAAGCTCTCTTTTGAGAGTCGTTTCACTATTCAGTTTCAGGTTTATGATTTGTTCCTTAATAGCACTGAAATTGCGCTGACCCGTTGGATACCACTTCTCGGGTTCTAATGCAAAGCTATACGAGTAAAAGCGTCTAAATAATTGGGTTCTCGAGTGATGGATACCACTCTGTACAGCTCTGAGATGTACGACATTTCCGGTCACTTCATCGAGAATTGTTTCGTTATCCAAAACCATCCCTAAACTGATGAGGTGTTCGAAGTTTACATATTTACCACTGGATCCTGGTGGATATATTTGATATACAAAATCGTAATCAAATGTGCTTATAAAACTTTCAACTGGTAGGGGGATATTCGCAATGACAAAATATAACTCCTTTACAGGGTTCGTGAAATCCATTTTAAACCTGTACTCATCCGTACCTTCGGAACTAGAGACCGGAATTTCAAACGTATCCTGTTGGATCTGTGTGATGATATAGTCGCGATTACTTTTCTTAATCGCCTGTCGTTCTGGGTTGTTAAGTTGAACCATCTCGGTGTGTAGACTCATAGATTCGATACTTAATCCCGTTGTATCTATGGGCTGTGTGTTTATATGTATCATATTACCCATACCGGGATGTTGTTCACAGTAATAATATAAATGGTGGGGTGTATCACTGTTTACGGTTAACGTCAACGTGATCGTCACGAAATCGTTTGTAGATGATTGGTTATTCGGGTAGTCGATCCAATTATTGTGAGATCCATCACTTCCCACCGATATTTTAAACGGATGGAGCGTTTGTTGCGCCGTTCCGAATTGGAACGTATACGTACGGCCATACTGTAATTCTATCTCGGGTGCTTGTACACCGTTTATGAAAAATTTATTACCATCTGTCGTCGATTGTACAGTTACAACAAAATTGGTATTGTCCGGTGAAGAACGTTGAATTATATTGGCTAAATTGTGAATACATTTACCAATATCACTGAGTTGAATTTCTATTTCACATTCCTGATTTGTTAAGGCGCAAAGTGGAATTGCAAGTTCTGGATTATTATGAAAATAGAACGGTATATCTACTATATAACTCGTCGATGTAGTAGCGAGTGGTAAGTGTTGATCTATGGATGTATGTCGTACAGGAATTCCAGATGATTCGTCGGGACATTTACCTATCAGCTTAGCCAGGTTATTCTGTTTCGTCTGTGTAATGTAATGCTCACTATAGATCTGTAACCAATCTCTAGGGATTCTCTGTACGAGTTGCCCACCTATTACGAGATCTACGTGTTGGAATATCGCGTGACCAATAGATTCGACGTATCTAAAGTTGGTTCCCTCGGTTTCTAACGGTGGAAGTGTAAAATGTATCCGTACAGTTTTTATCAAATCACCGGCGTTCGCTGGTATCGTACACTTGAGAATACCACCATATTCCAATTGACCGTGTAAGTCGTGGGACACGTCATACGCTGAAAAGTTCGTATGCTTTTTGAACTGTTTGATGAAATGCGTGTATTCAGGATTCTCTGTGAAGTAAGCATCCTGGGTACCCGTAGTGGCAAGTTGCACCCGTCCTGCCATTTCTAATATAACCCGTTAAAATTTTAAACCCGCTATTCCTCCCTCAACATGTAGAAGGTTGTAATTCAAAGCATATATCGAAAAGTTTATATTCCGCGAAGTAGATGTTTCATCGAGTTCTACATCTAATTTTTTATGAATAATGCGACTCATGTTTAACTGACCGGTAGGATAATACAATTCTGGTTTCAAAGCGAACGAATATGTATAAAATTCATACGCGGGATCGGGGCATCCTGTATGATGTATTAAAGATTGTTCGTAGGCTAGATATTTACCTGTGTGATCAAACATACGTTTACCGTTACACTCAAACCGAATATTCTTCACGAACCGGTAATCAGATCTTTTATTCGTCACATGACTAGAAAATGCCTGATCAGATGATGAGATGTTAAGTAGACGGTCTTCACCAGCTCCCGGACTGACCGTGATGTCGTAAATCTTGGCACCCGCCGACCCCGATCCGGACACTATGATAGCATCACTTCCGAGTGCCGACATTTTCACTGGGGTATAAAAATATTCTTCGCTTGATTCCAATGTCCACTGGACGTTTCCGTCGACTACAGATTTACTGTATAACTTAAATCTATTAGAACTGTAATCATTCCAAAATACGAGGCTGCCATTCCTTGAGATCTCTACCATGCTAGAAGCGGAAGTGGTATACCAAGGGACTTGTGTTCCCCCCACGCCATCGTAGACATAGTTTGTTCCATTCCACACCTTAGACCCCAAATTTCCCAAAGATACCAAATTCGCACCATCACTCGATAATGAATGATACCTTTCACTATATTGAGTATCAGTGTGGCGCCTGGTATACGTAGACACCGAGCCGGTCGTCGCGTATATCACGGTTTTGGTCGCATCTTCCAAACCCAGGATTTCACCGTTTGTCGAGTGAGAGATTCTGGATATGGCCGTGTTTACGGTGATATCGGGGCGGTACTGTGACCAACTACTACCACTGTATTCCCATGATGAAACTTTTGGTATAGTGGGTGTAGAGAGTGAGTACACCCGCACGTGGCCGGCGTTGGAGCCGGTACCGTCGTTAAAAGGAGCGCCGATCGCCACACGTGTTCCATCCGAGGATATAGATACCGAGTACCCGGACTCGTCCCCCGCGGCCTCACCGTCGATATCTTGGCCCACTTGGGTCCAGAGAGAAGTTCCACTGTTCCAATCATACACCCTCACGTGGCCGGCGTCGGAGCCATTGCCGTCGTTGTCGTGAGCACCTATCGCCACGCGTGTCCCGTCCGAGGATATAGATACCGACCGCCCGAACTCATCGTTCGCAGCCTCACCGTCTATATCTTGGCCCACCTGGGTCCACTGAGAAGGAAAAGCGGGCGTGTCCCATTCGTACACCCGAACGTGACCGGCGTAATTGCCGATGTCGTCGTTACCATAAGCGCCTATCGCCACGCGCGTGCCGTCCGAGGATATAGATACCGAATGCCCAGACTGGTCGTACACAGCCTCACCGTCGATGTCGGCACCCACCTGGGTCCACGTCCCGCCGATGTCCTCGTACACACGCACACGTCCGGAATCCTGGGTGGGAGCGCCTATCGCCACACGCGTTCCATCCGAGGATATAGATACCGACCGCCCGGTGTAGTCGTTTGCAACATCACCGTCGATATCAGAGCCAATCTGCGTCCACGTCCCGCCGCTCTCCTCGTACACACGCGCGTGGCCGGCGTTATAGATGGCGCCGGTGACGCCGTCGTTTAAGATAGCACCGATCACCACGCGTGTGCCGTCAGAGGATATAGATACCGAGTACCCGAATCGGTCAGCCCCAGCCTCACCGTCGATATCAGAGCCCACCTGGGTCCACACCAATACGCCATATGATAGGACAACCTCATACACCCTCACGTGGCCGGCGGCGGCGGCGGTGCCGTCATTCCCCGTAGCGCCTATCGCCACGCGCGTGCCGTCCGAGGATATAGATACCGACCACCCGGACCGGTCCCCTGCAGCCTCACCGTCGATATCTTGGCCCACCTGGGTCCAGAGAGAAGTTCCACTGTCCCAATCGTACACTCGCACGTGACCGCTCCGATCCCCTGAACCGTCGTTCTTTTCAGCGCCTACCACCATACGCGTTCCATCCGCGGACATAGATACCGATTGCCCGAACTCGTCATCCGCAGCCTCACCGTCGATATCTTGGCCCACCTGACTCCAATCAGCCGACGACGGGTCGGGTACTGAAGAAGTTCCGAAAACCTTCGTACCGTCACCGGTCAGGCAACTTCCGGTTATGGTATTGAAGGGTGTCGTTATATCCGAACCGATCTGCGCCCAACCCAGGTCACTGACAGTAATCGTTGAACCCATACCAGCTCCATGTGTCTGGCAAAGATACGAGATATTCGACGGTGCACCAGTGGGAACTGTGAATGTTACTTGCGAACCCGTAGTTCCGGGTGGATTCGTACCATAGTTGTCGACTACCCCGGTGTTGAACGTCGGATAAAAGCCGAGTGGGTGGTTGGCGTTTGACGCATCTGAAAGGTCAAATATGTATGTGTTTCCGCGATAGAACGTTAGAGGAGCACGGTCGACACCGTCGATGTGGTACCTGTTACCACCATCTACACTTGCGACCGTCACCGTGTACGTCGTCGTCGTCGTCGTAACCGATTTCTCCACGACCATTATCTTCGAAGAAGATTGCATGGCCACTCTGGTACCATCATCCGAAACGCCTAGGACCTGCCCGAGAGCTTCACCCGTATAGGATCCACCGTAGGTCGCCGAGGGGGTAGAAGGCCAGTTTCCACTAGAATCTTTTTCAAATATCTTAACCTGCCCGGAACCAAACCCCGCATCCGTGTTCGCGATCACAGCGACTAACCCATTATTCGAAATTACAGACTCTTGCGCGTATTCGATGGTCGCTACAGGTTGTGGAATTGTGTACGTAGATTCGATGATGTTGGTTGCACCAGTTTCTTCTTTCGCTGAGAAGAATAATTCTTTAACGGGGTTTGTAAATTTTAACAATGCCGATTTCTTCGATTCATTAGGTTTAAATTGCATAGTCGATAACTGTAACTGTGTTATGATATACTGCATGGGGCGCGTGAGTAAAAAGTTTATCTCATCCCGAGTGATGAAGTAAAAATCTGTAATGATAGACGCTTCAACGATAGATCCTAATTCTGTTTTAGTGCGTACCATATTTCCATTTACTTCTTCGTAGCTAAACGTCACGTCATCATTCACATCTTTAAACTTTATATGTATTTCGATTAATTGACGAGTAATAGCGCATATAGGTATAGCTAAGCTAGGATTTCTAAAAAAATAGAACGGTAAGTTCAGATAGAAGGTCCTCGGTGTGGAGACGATTTGAATTTGGTTATTGTGACCATTCATGTAGTAAAGGGTTGTATCTGCATCATCTTTATTGCTATGTAATTGGTTATACATGTCTATATAGTCACCTGTAAGTCGTTGAATTGTTTGTCCGCCAATTACCAGGTCGACATGCTGTATGACGCTCGTAGCAACCGAAGCATTATATAGATTTCCGGATGGTAACTCTCCCAGGGTAAGTTTAAGCATCACACTTCGAAGTAAATCGCCGACGTTATTTGGAATACGGGCTATAGCATTTCCACCCAGTGAGACATTTCCAGTGATAGGAATACCGACCGCTTCTGTAGAAAATCGGGTATGTCTTTTGTATATCGACGAAAAATATGAAATTTTTGGATCACCGGTGAGCCATTGATCCTGGACACCGGTGACAGTGAGGCGTAAACGTCCCGCCATTCTTAATACATGTGAGTAAAATTTTATCAAATAAAACAATGCGATATTATAGATGGATTTGCGTTTGCGAAAATTCAATCCGGCTAAAATGGCCGACGACAAGGTGTGTGTATTCATAGGAAAACGTAATACTGGTAAGTCAACACTCGTGACTGATATATTATGGTACAAGAAGCACTTACCAGCGGGTATTGTTTTATCGGCTACTGAAGAAGGTAATCATTATTATCAACAGTATATACCTGACCTGTTTATATATGGAGACTACGACAGAGAGGCTATAGAGCGAGTCATGGACCGACAAAGAAAGCTCGTGGGTGCTGGAAAACAAAACTGTGGTGCATTCCTCTTATTGGATGATTGCATGTACGACAATAAATTCATGCGCGACACGTGCATTCGTCAGTGCTTTATGAACGGGCGTCATTGGAAAATTTTCTTTATGCTGACAATGCAGTATTGTATGGATCTTCCACCAGCTCTTCGCGCTAACGTGGATTACGTGTTTATTCTCAGGGAGAACATCATCCAGAATCGAGAAAAATTATACAAATCGTTTTTTGGTATTTTTCCGACGTTCGATATGTTTAACAAAGTCATGGATGCTTGCACCGAGAATTATGAATGTATTGTTTTGGATAACACAAGTAAGTCTAATCGCATCGAGGATTGTGTTTTTTGGTACAAAGCGAAGATGCATAAGAACTTTAAGGTTGGAGCTCCCGAATACTGGCACGCACATAAGAAGATGTTCAATCCTAAACGAAGCAGCGTAAACAGATTGGATCCCAAGGCGGTTAAGAATAGATCCACACTCAAAATTACCAAGACGAGATAATTTTATCTCTTTACAATAAGATGCCCACATCTAGATCGGGTACGTCTATGAACATAAATCAGGGAAACAGAAACGTCGAAAATTACCTGTTTAGGAGAAATGTCATGAACATAGATACAGTTGGTTCGGGTATGTTAGGTAAGCGAAAGCGTCTTCCAGCGAACTACATACCCGTCGCTAACAGTGCAAAACGAAAAGATCTAGAAATGGTAGCAAAGGTTGTCAGGGTTTCCAACACGAGAGCATCTATACAACTCCCCAAACGTGTAATAAAAGAGTTACGTTCGATAAACAATATGTCCACCCTTAAAAGGTGGGAATACGGTGGTAAAATAGATTTTGTGTCTGACGGTAATACGATTAAATTTAACGTTCCTACACGTTTCACCTCGCAACAAAGAATGCAAGTGAACGGGCATATCGTAGGAATTTTTAGGAATTCTTACATTTCATACCACACACACCCGGGTATATCGACTGCTACTGGTAATACACCTTTACCATCGAA